CATAGCGAAAGGCCCTTCTGACGCACCGCCTCCGAGATAATCTGGATCGATTACTGTCCCACCGCTAACGTCGGACACTCCTTTCGCTATAGTTACCTCGGAGGTTTCGCTACTGTTTCTGTTTCTGTTGAACACAGTAACTGCGTCCCCACCTGTAAATGTTGCCCCTTCGATTAGTTCTACAGTTACCTTTTCAGCATCTGTAGAAATCAAAGCTTGCTTTAAGTGTGGTATCTTTGTACCGATTTGTATTCCAACGTAATAAGAAGCATCGGCATCAACGCTAGTCTTTACAAAGGTGCTGAAAAGCCTTCCTTTATGAACCATTCGATGCTCCGCCAGGATCGTAGTTACCGCATCATCGATAACGTCAAACTGCCTTTGCCATTGATCTTCAGGCGGTATATAACCCATCCCTTCTCCTCCTTCCGCTTCGCTTCCTTAACACTTACTCTACTTGTCATCTAAAAACCCTTTGTTTTCCGTTGTGGGGTCATTCAAAATCCCTGCTAATACTAGAATACCTAGGATCGATTTGACCAACAAATCATAATTTTCCGGTAGTGGTACATTAACTCCATAAGTTTTCAACGAATCTAGGAAGACAGGAATGAACGCGAGAATAGCCACCCATAAACCATAGTTTTTCCACCGATTCATTATTTACTCACCTCCCCCTCTTCGTCTTCTTCTTTTTCTTCTTTTTTCTTCTTTTATATTTATTATACTCTAAATCTGCGCGGATCTCCTCACTCCCCACCTTACTCTAGAACCTCGATTGCAATTACCTCTCTCCTATCGTGAGTGGTAACACGCCCTCGGCTTCAATACTTCCCTTCGTTATCAGCTTCAACGGTGTTACGAAACGCCCGCTACGTTAACAGCAAACACCACTTGTGTCAGCGAGTCGTTTAGCTTGGTTTTACTATGACGACCCTATCTCTTTCGTCCCAAATAACCTTGTTGTTTAGGGCGTCTATAATGTCTCTAATGTAAACGTATGTTTTGCCGTCAATTAACTTCCCTTGAATTTCCTTACCACGCACAATTACTTTCACTTCTTCCACTCCTGGTCTCGCCTCCAGTTCTTTTTTAAGTTTTTCCCATGGAAACTTTTCACCCGGACACGCAGTAGGCATTACGTCTTTGTGCCTTATTACAGGAATACCAGGATACCGCCTCCAGATATCCCGAATTAACCAAACTAGCGATATAATCTGCTGCGGTGTTGGTGAGTCTATCTCAAAGTCTCCCACTAGACAAATGCCTATACCGTCAGAGTTAGCTTCGTGCTCTTCATCTTGCCAAGCATGAGCCCCTCTTGTCCATTCCGGCCTCCCACGATAGATGGAGCCATCTGGATATATGATATAGTGGTAACCGATCCCATTCCAACCTCGTTGCAAGTGCCAGCGGTGAATATCTTCCACTGTTACACTCGGACTACTTGCAGAATGGTGTATCACTATTCTTTCTGTTCGGGGTCTAACCTTGAATCCTGCCCCAAACTCCAACCCGCTTTCAAAGATCTTCAAAACAGATCACCTCCTCTCTTAGTACTTCACCAGATAAGTAGGCAAACCTTTCAGTTTCTCCACTTCACTTTTCTTTCTGCGTGCCCCATCCTCATAATAGTAGGCCCCCAACTGTACCCTATACAACGGCCAACGCTTGGTGTCGAAAGTCAGATCCAATAGTCCCCGACCGTACAGATAGGAACTTCCTTCTACCTTCTTAATGTGTTTAAACAGAACGCCTACTCTTTCGCCGCAGGAGCCGTCTAAATCGTCTTCCCTAGGGTAAACTCCTTCCCGCTTCTTAAACCACGCTGAGAGAAGCGCACAGGCTCCTGTAACGTGTGGAGTTGCCATAGAGGTGCCTGAAAGGACCTTGTAACCACCCCCAGGCCAGGCTGAATAGATTTCGCTCCCAGGTGCACAAAGATCAATGCCATCAAAGGAGTTCGAGTAGTGTGCTATCTTTCCTTCTCTGTCCACACTGGAGGTAGTCACAACCTCCCAAATGAATGCCGGAAAGGAAAAAACTTCGTGTGTTTCAGGATTCCCATCTCCTGAGTTTCCAGCAGCTACGCATACTACAACCCCTTCAGAAGTCAAGTGACGGATAAAGTACGCTACAACAGGGTCGTATCCAGGACCGGAGAAAGAGCAGTTCACCGCAACGATTCTGTCTTCTTCCCTACATTCCTTGTTCCAGTTCATTACCCATCTGAATGCGTCCTGAATTGCTTTGTTAGTTATATGCCTTTCGTTTGATATTTTTACCGGTATTATTCTGCATTCAGGAGCTACACCTACAGTCTTCCCCCCAATTATACCTGCTACGTGCGTCCCATGTCCAACACTGTCGGTTACACTACCGCCGTCAATTACATTGACAGATGTAACTATACGACCCTCGAATTCCGGATGATCCGCATCCAGTCCAGTATCCACCACTGCAACAACTGCACCGTCACCCCTGGTTCTCTCCCAAAAAGAAGGTGCATTTACCATCCGGATGTTCCAGGGTACATCTCTCGGAGTACTCGCTTCCTGAATTTCGTAGTGAGGAATTCGCATAATTATACCTCCTATTTCCTTTTCTTTCCATTCGTTTCCTTCTCTTTCCTTTTCCCCAACAAAACACAAACATCCGCCCGAAAACCTCGAGCAGTCATTGTGCTGTTTTACAGAATGTTTCACGTGGAACAATGGCTTGGTTTGCTGGCGGCAATACTTACAGGTAAGTTTTAAATGTTACGTGATGTTATTCGTTACAACTTTAATTGCTCCAGTACCGCCATCATAAAGTGATGCTGTCATTTTTCCGGTAAAGTTGTTACTGGTGATGATATAATTATTACTAGGGCCATCCAGAATTATCGTACAAGTATCAATAGTGATGTTTCCTTCTGCTTCTCAAAACGACATCATGTGTTCACCACCCGGCATATATTTTGAATGTAGCTTCCATTTCCTTTCTTTTTCATTTTTTAAATTTTAAGAGAAGTTAGTCCGACCGGATGGTTTACATTTCTTACCAGGGTCGGACCGGTTTTATCCTGGCATAGTTTTTGCATATAGTTTCCAGATTTCACAATGTTTCACGTGAAGTAATGATAATATGGTTTTTTATCAGGTAGTTTTATCCGTTGACTGAGAAATTTGTGATTCTTGTTGTTGCTTTCTAACTTGCGATAAAATATTGTTAATCACTGATACGCTTACTCTGTAGGGTAATTCTCCAAGAGCGTTTAAGACAATTTGAAGTTCCTGAGATTCTAATTCAAGCATTATTTTTTCAGACATTTTTCCACTTCCTTTAGCCTATTATTCAAATTATCAATATAAACAGCGAGTACCTCTACTGTTTCCCAAAGTCTTTGTGTCAAATTTCCTACAGAAAGCTTTCCCTTTTTCATCCATTCATTATATCCTGGAAATGCTGGTAAATGCCCTTCTTTTTTCCAGTATTCTGAATATTCATCAATTGTCATTGGAATGTAACTGATTACCTTGGGATTAATCTTTTTCCATTTATTGATATCCAGATATCCTTTGATATAATGTTCTATTACATAGTCTGTTAATAATGTTCCATCGTCGTAAACTGCTTTAGCATTAAGTGTGCCAGCACCTTTGTTGCCGTCGGTAGGATTGCCTATGACAACCCCACCGTTGGCGTAAAATTTAATAATATCTCCTACGCCACCGGCAAGTAACCTAACATAATCATCGGTGTTAATAGCTTGAAGGTCAAAATCCCGTAAGTCGTTTTTAAGTCTAAGAAAACGTTGTTCTCCTAAAATGACATGACCGCTGTTATTAATTTGAAATAATACTGTATCACCTGTTTCGTTTCTAAGCCTTAGAAAATCACCTGCACCTTTTGCATCATAATTAATAAAAGCATCTGTAAAATTAAGTGCACCTGTACGATTTCGGATTCCAAATTTAACACTTTCTGTACCATCATTCAGCTTGCCGTTGATAATTAAAGCGGCCCAAGCACCATCTCCTAATGTTGCTTGAAAACCATAGCTTTCACCACTTGTAGATGCAGGATAAGCAGCACCACATACACCTGTTAAAACTCCAGTATGCCCTTCTAATCCTTCAGCAGTTCCATGAATTGCTTTTACATCGGCAGGGCCTTCGGATTGAACAAGTCCTGTACAACCTCTTACACTGTCGCCGCTTGCATTCGGGCCTGCTTTAAGTGCAAATGAATATGCTCTTAATATTCCATTCCCGCTACTGTTGTTTGTCCCTTCGACATGATTTACATACCACTTTTTATCATTAGGAATTGTAAAATCTCCCAAGTTGTGGTAAAGAGTGACTGAGAGAACATCACTAGCAAGATCATAAGTAGGAGTGTAATTAAATGCATACCTTTTGGTTAAGTCTATCCCTACCTGCCAAATAGGAATAGACACCCCGCTGAATTGAGCGTTATCACCGAAGAAAACAACTTTATCTGCGTTTGTAAGCGAAGTCACCTTATAGGTTCCTGGAGGGCAAAAAATAGCTTTCGCACCGGTCGTAATTGCATCATCAATCGTTGCCTGTATCGCCGCCGTATCATCCGTTGTCCCGTCACCTTTTGCGCCATAACCTTTGACGTTGTAGACCGGCTGCGGCACATACTTTGCATAATCGAGCAAGTGTTCGTTAAAATCCGTTGTAGTTGGAGCGCCTACTTGGGCTGCTGTGACATTATGAGGATTCGAAGTACTATCCATATGTGATTTAGCCGCTGCCAACGTCGTAGTCGGAGCATCGTACCAGTTCGTTGTTCCTGTTATCTTTTTAATCATTGAAGCACTTTTTAATCATTGAAGCAAGGTAGTTTAAAATTGTAGCTAAGGGACCCGACGCGCTTGGTGTTACGGTATCATTTGGTGTCCTAGTAGAGTTTTCGATATGGTCTATATTACCCTCTATTCGATTAAAATCAGCATCAGTAACTCCATCCGCAGAAGTCCAATCAGTTTTGGGTGTTTGCCAAGCCATATAAACACCTCCTTACTCAGTTATTTTTTGTCCTTCGATAGTTTCTTCAAGATAACCTGCCCATGTAAGTTCTTGCTTCTTAACCATGTAGTCGGCTTCACCCCCTACCTGCAAACTCGGAGCTGTAACACGATCTCCCAGTCTTAATGCAATATCACCGCGGGTCTTTAATACTGCGTCGTGCTTAGCTGCGAGGCTAAACTGCAGCAGCTCCTCAGCCAATGACTGAGCATAGGTCCGTGTTTGGATAAAATCGTGTTGTATGCCTATTTTTATTTTACCTGTTTCTCTTATCGAAGCGTCGTTCCACACTGACACAACTGCCTGACTAGCTTGTTGTAACGGAGTTCCGTCTACCTGAATTCTGGTTACCTGTTCATCGCTCGCACCACTATTTCGTAGTGTAATCACAATTCCCCACGCGTAAGCCACATAATTTTCCACAGTGATATTCGGATCCCCCGTTATTATAGGAGCTTGTACGTTTACCGCTGGTATCGTCGAGAATGTCAATGTTACATCAACTGTTTGCTCTGCTGGTACTGTAATAGTTTCGTTAACATCACACAGTGTTGTCGGATCACCTTCAACCCATGGAGTAGCGGTAACCTCAACGTAGTTCGCTACCTGGCCCCATGCTAGTGGGAAGTCTTTGTCAAATAAATTCGTATCATCGCTAAATGTTTGTATCACTGTTGCTGTTGGTTGTGTCTTCTCAACTCTTACGCGGCCTAGTCTGTCACAATATACCTGTATTAAACCTGTACCTGCTAGCCTCTGAAGAGCTGCTCGGTGACTTACTCGATCAAACCATGCGTAAGGAATTACAATGTCTTGCAATGTGGCATCAATAATGTATTCTTCTGTAGTTAACCCGGCATCTTGTAAAATCACCTCTGCAAGATCGTAAATGGAATAATCTACGTAGACTTGTGATGTAGCAAATTCGGACTGCCTAAGGAGCTCTAACCTATCTCTTGCTGTAGCGTATGCCCAGGGTTCACTGTTGGGAACTCTCCATGCAACTGTCCAGAAAACTCCTAACGGGTACCACTCGATCTCGCCTGGTATGATTTCTACTCCTAACCATACCCGTACGCGTCGGTTCATCTTTAATAACCCGTTTACTGACGAGTCAATGTTACCTGGGGTGAAATGTCTATCTTCGTTCTTTAACGCGATATCTATTTCGTTAGCAGTTACTTCACCAAGCAAACCACCCGTACCAGGGTATGCCAGTTCCTCTAGGAGGTGTATACTCTTCAAGCGATCTGTTCCTTCGTATACTTCTATAACATTCGTATAGGCTTCCACGATTTTAACCGGCTGATGCGCCTTATTTATCTTATAAATTTTAAACACCATTCGTTTAACGTTTGCTACTACCCCGATATCTTTAGACCATACCGCTAATGTGTTCCCGCGTACCTCTTCCAGATATACCCGTACATCACTAGCATCGTACAGCTCAATGTCGAAATCTACCGGATAACTATTTAAAAGGGTGTCTCCAGCTAACTGTAACTTAGTTACTGGACGTGCTTCTCCGAATGTTATTGTTAATTCCGGTGGTACGGAAAAGTCGCCGTTTACATCCGAAAGTGTCTGACCCCACCAACCAACTGAAGGCCACTTATCAGCGGGTAGTGGGTGATAACTCCCATCGAGTTTGTTATCGTGTAGAGAGAACCACTTGTATTTAGGTGTGATAACGTTGTCAGCGGTTTGATCTGGATCTGTATAACGCCCTTGTTCTGTGGCGGTAATGACCATAGTAGGATCTAGGAGCGGATTCGTGTAAACTATCTCAACTTTTCCGTAAATCCTTCGTTCAGCTTCGTTCATTCGTGTGTATACGTTTGTTGGCGTACTCAATTCAGCAAGCGAGGCTAGTAAGTTTAAGTTATCAGGACGTGTTAAGTAGACAGTAATCTGTTCAAACTCCACGTACGGGTTAAGTACCAGTTCATCTTCTTTCCATGAGAATACCGTAATGTGCTTACTCTCACTAACTTTCGGAAGTAACGTATCAGTTTTCGAGAAACTAACTTGTATTTGTTTCGTTTTACTAACTTTCGGAAGTAACGTATCAACCTTTGAGAAGCTTGCTGTGATAGCTTTATCGGTTTCAATCGCTTTTGGTAGTAAGGTGTCTTGTTTTGTAAAGTAAGCCTGGATCTGTCTTATTTTGCTAACTTTCGGAAGTAAAGTATCAGTCTTCGAGAAACTAACTTGTATCTGTTTCGCTTCACTAACTTTCGGAAGTAACGTATCGGCCTTTGAGAAGCTTGCAGTTATACCAAAACTTTCTTCCTCGGTTCGCGGTGTTAAAAAGTCGTCTCTTCGGAACTCGTACCATGTGAAGAACGAGCTATCAACAATCCGCGGTAATAATGTATCCGTTTTTGTAAAGTTTACGATAATTTCTTTTTGCTCTGCAATCGCAGGTAGCAAATTATCTGCTGAACTTACGGCAACACCAACCAACAAGGTACTGTCTACAACTTTAGGGAGTACAGTGTCTCCCCTGTGCACCTCAAACGGGTTCGAAACTTCTGTTAGTCGCACCGACGGCGTAGATGCTGTTGATACTTTGTGAATCGAGATATCCATTACCGAAGCTTCGTATACCTGGAGCAAGTGCTTCTTCCATACAGGGTCAAAACTCAGCTTCGAGGTTGTATGCTCATCTACAGGTAACGGCTCCCCACTTGCATACGCCGCTGCTATCTCCTCATCGGTCCTTGCACGGGAAGAAATGCGGAGGTCGTCGTGTAATGTGTTTGCGAAGTCTCCAGCAACAGTTCTTCCTACATACGCTACTGTTCCAAAAGCGCCCGGTAGCGTTGGATTGCTGATCGTAATGCGTACAATACCATCAATCAGTAGTTTTACCGCCGAAGCGTTCCAAACTAAAGCAAACTGATGCCACCCATCAGGCGTGTAAGAATCCGAACAAGCACCACTAGTTGTTTGCCCTGTTTCATTGCGAACAAATACTTTCCACTCTGCTGAGTTGTCGGAATGAAACAGCCATATACCCTTGCCTGCAACGACTTCTTGGATAGCGAATAGCACAGGCCAACCTGCTCCTTGACGTCTCTGGGTTGGTCCTATATATGACCACCACTCCACCGTCCCCTCCTGCGGGTTCAAAATCCCCTCAGTCGGTATGGCCAGGGTTTCAGCAGAACGAGTGCCGTCGGTGAAGGAGGTGGCGTAGGGTTTTACTTCTAACTGCCATGCATCTGTATAGACAGTACCAGCTTCATCAATCTGAACCTTCAGTTGTATCATGGTAACATTATCAGGTATCTCAAACGTTAGCGATAACCGCTGCTCGACACCTTGTAACGCGTAGTTGGAAGCAACAGCATGCCACGCTCCATCATAATACGTTATAAACAACCTGCACATGGACGTATCGTACGGCATCACCCAGGCTGAAAAAGTTATAGTATCGCCGACTGCCCACCCACTAGGGTTATAAAGAACATCGCCCGACCCACCAGTAGTAATCAATTTAACCATGTAATCACCATGGTAAGGGACAACACCATTTTCTGCTTCGACACGGTTTATACTAGCACTACCTCCAAGATCTTGTGGAAAGTAGCCACTAAGGCTAACCTCAACGGATGGATTACCTATGAGGTTCGTCGTCCCCTCCTCCACCATCACCGCCTGACCGAACTTACCTTCTTCGAAACGCGGAACATTATTTCCAACTTCAGTTCCATCGCTTTTGTATGCTTTCGAGGCGCGGCTGAAGTTACCAATCACTTTATTATTAGTAACATTTTCTTCATATAACAGGTTCCCACTGTCACTGTACAACTGGATATCAAAATCGACCGGATACGCTCCAACATTGCTATCTCCAGCAACTCTTAACGTGTGAATGGGTCTGGGTGAATCTAGTTGCCATCTTACTACAGTAGGTGCCTGGGTTGTAGTCCACGTAGCGCCGTAGACTGTTCCATGGTTTCCGTTGGCTGTCTTATCGTAGACGGTATTACCGGAGCCTTCGTCCATAGTCCAATAACCAACTAGTCCTGATTCATTACCGGAGAGTGGTTTGTTCATGTCGCGCTTTATCTCTTCTTGGGTACGGGCGTAATTCCAAATCCGCACTTCTCGTAGGAGGCCAAGAAACGCTTGGTTGGGGTCGAATCCTCCTCCGACGGAGTCTTGTTCTTGACCAAGTATTAAAGCATTGCTCGTACCGTGGTTAATGGTATAACCGGATTGAAGTGTTCCATTGTACACCAAATTTCCGTCTTTAAAGAGTTTCGTCTCGCCACCAGAACTCTTCCAGGTCCAAGCGATGTGGTGCCATATCCCATCGTTAACGGCGATGTTAGTGAAAACGGTAGTACCTCCAATGCATAGTTCGAACCCGTTGTAACGGTATAGCAAGATTTCATTGTCACTGTGAGTAGTTGCATAGGAAAGAGGGGTTCCATTATTTAAAGTATCGCTCGTCTTCATCCATAACTCTATCGTAAACTCTGAAATAATAGAAGTGAAGTTCCCATCACAATTGACGTAATCATCTACTCCGTCAAAGCTGAGTACAGGTCTCAATATGTTACCGTTTTCGTCTGATGTGTGTGCGCCGATGAAGCCTACCTGTTCACTACCATCGGCAGGTATCGGGTGGAACGAGCCGTCGAGAATATTCTTTTGCAAGGAGAACCATTTCCGGCTGGTCCCCACCGACCCGTCAACTAACTGGTCTTTGAACGACCCATTAGCTTCTTTAGTTGTAATGACCGTCATAATGGTTCTCCCTCCCTTCGGATCGGCTTAGAATTATGAACCGATGTTTACTGTGATTTGCACTTGGAATACCCAAGTCTGCCCACTTTGTTTTGTACCGTTATATTCCACGAGGCGACATAACATTGTTCCTCCTGAGGTGGCGTTGAAGACGCCCCACTCCTGCCAAGCAAAGTTCGCTTCTGCACCACTATAAGTTGCCTGGAACGTCAAAACGTTCCCTGAACGTTGCGGATACCCAGAGTCCATACCTTTTCGGAACTTATTTGTTCCTTGCAGATCCGTTTGGGTTACATCGAATGCTGTAGTACCATCTCCTACACCGATATAAGCATTCGCATTGTCAAATAGAGTTGTTTCAACTCCTGTAAGCGCCCCTGCGATAAAATCTCTCCCTACGTTAGTTAGTGGCATTTTCTATGCACCCTCCTTTTTAAACTTTCTTTTTTGGTTGGGTAGCCCTTCTTGCGACTTCACTAGGATCGGCCCCGACCTCCTTTAGAAGCTGCTCCGCTTCAGCTCCTTCAAGTACATAGGTCTTTTCAATGACCTCAAAAGGTTCGTCTTTTGAAGGATCTTGTTCTTCATTAAACTTTAAAATCTTACTTTTCGCGGTTACGGTTATCTTAGTTTGTTCAGATTTCATTAGGACACCTCCTTATTGTTCTATCAGAGCCATCGATACGTCTCGCCAGTACCGAACTCCTCCTCTTTTTTGAAAGATTTCCTGGTTGATGTCTCCAACATATGCAGTTATCGTATGTTCTTCCCCACTTTGTGGGTCTGGATACACGACTGTATGGAAGACGCGGTTTTCTAGAAGGTCTAAAATTTTCTGAAGCTCGTTATCTTCGATAATTTCCCATGACAGGTCGAGACGCCTCTTAGTTGCAATGATATCCATGACCATTTTACCGGACGCCAAACGTTCAGCTTTTGAAAGCCGGAAAATACCAACTTTCAGTTCAGTTGGTGTTTTTATCTGTACTTCGTCGACATACATTGGCATGGATTATCCCTCCATTAGTCCAAGTCGGCGGTCTTCGAAGATGCGAAACTGACGTAATTTTTGTTCGAGTTTCTTTAACCCTAGCTCATCAGCTACTAAAGTTCCAACGTGCAGATGCAACTCAACAGGAGGTACTGCACCTCTCATAGCCATCGCAGTTGCTGGTGCTGCGGGTTCGGATCGTATTGAAGGTACCGCAATCTCGATTCTAGTCGCGAGACCTCTGTAAAGTGCAGCTTGTGCTTTCCTGATTTCTTCTTCTAGCGCACTGCAGAGTGTACTTGCTAATTCCTGAATCGCACTCTTACGTTTAAGCGGGATAACTGCTTCAGGACCTGCTTCGCCGATGAGAGCATATGTTGGACGCGTTACTAAACCACCTTCCGCGAGATAAGGTAGTTCGCCTATTCGGGGTACGCCAACAGTCCAGCCCCCGAATGTACCTACGAACGGAACATATACACTTGGGACTCTAAATTTGATTTTATTCCAGAAACGAATGAACTTGTTTATCAGACCAATTATACTATTCAAGACACCTCTGATTACATCTTTAACACCTTCCCATTTTTCCTTTGCGAGTGTTTTTATACCATCCCATATTTCACTTGCTTTAGTCTTGATTCCATTCCAACTACCTACAAAGGATGTTCCTATCTCTCCCCAAATTTCAACTGCTTTAGCTTTAATTCCATACCAAGTGTTTATGAGGAACGTCCTTATGTCCCCCCAAATTGCACCTGTTTTAGTCTTAATTTCATACCAAGTAGTTGTAAGGAACGTCTTTATAGATTCCCAAATCTCGATTGCTTTAGCTTTAATTCCATACCAAGTAGTTGTAAGGAACGTCTTTATAGATTCCCAAATCTCGA